CAAAATGGCATAAATATGGATGGTTTTCGGTAACGGAACATAAAACATTCGAATGGGAGATATTGGTGGATCAAATCTGTTTGGCAATAAATAATCATTTTAATATTGATTATTACGGATTGGTCATGACCATGAATCTATTCGGCCTGTTCGGATATGATATACATTTTACCAGATGTGAAGATCATGCAGGCATTCGATTTGGAATAACATTGTTTGGTGTTACAGGTCAAATCAAATTGTATGACAACCGTCATTGGAATTATGATGAGAATCGTTGGTATAAACCTGGAGAAGAGGAGGCGTAGTATGAATAATTTTGGTTTAACTCTAATGTATTTTCTTATAGTGGGATTTTTTATCGTTGTAACTTGGACAATGATATCGGACCATAAAAAAAGACAAGTTGCTAAGGTACGCCACGCAGATATGAATTATCTTTTATCTGAAGGTAACGTTTTAATGTATTACGATCCTATCCCCGGAGTACCATTCGATCCGTTTAAGAACGATAAGCGATTTATTCATATTTTGGAACGAAGAGATGGATTCGTAAAGTATGAAGTTCAGGTATATAAACAATCATATAGTAAGGCCGATAAACTCGATGGTAGTCACTTTGATTCCAGACCAGAGGATGAATTATATGCTATATTACGAATGCGCAATGCGAAAATAATTAAAGATGTAAATAAAAAGCAATAATATGCAAAAACTACATATACAATTAGAAAAAGATCAAAAAATATGGTTTACCTCCGATTTACACTTGGGACATCGAAATGTAATACGTTTTTGTAATCGACCATTTGCTGATGAAAAGGAGATGGGGCCTGCGTTGATACAAAACTGGAATGATACCGTTGGAGATAACGATATTGTATTCGTACTTGGCGACACATTTTGGTTTAATGATTCAATGGCGATTAAGAAAGTATTATCAAAATTGAAAGGTAAGACAATTTATATACTACCAGGCAACCACGATGATTTTGAAAGATATTATCGCGTAGATGATCCTCGTATTGTGTTGTGTCAGGATATTGTTGTCATATGGATTACAGAAGAGTGTAAGAAAAAGAAAGAAATTTGGCTTTCGCATTATCCAATGATGACTTGGCCACATCGTGAGAACGGCGCTTATCAATTCTTTGGTCATATTCATTCTCAGGAAGATAAAACCGAAGGAGTCGACCAAGATCTTCCTTTGCATTGGAACCAAGCAGACGTTGGTTGTGATTATTGGAATTGGAAACCCGTTGAGTTGGATACTTTAATCGACTACTGTAAAAATAAAAATAAAAAAGAGGAATTGGAGAAATTAACTGGGTTATTTGATAAACTACGCAGGACTTCGAAAATTCCAAAAAATATGGGAGCTTATGCAAACGTTGAGACAGTTTGATGATAATTATGAAACATTAGAGAACTCTTTTGACTTTGATAATCCGGGTTGGCAATCTTGGTTAGAATCGGAGGGATTCGAGCATATTATTGGTTATTGGGAGGACTCTTATGGGTTTACGAATTACTTTAAGGATGAAGTAGATAATAAGTTTATCCGTACAGATTATTGGTATTGGGGTAAATGTTTTAATTACTTTATGATTCGAATCTATGTATTCCGTAATTGTGTTATTATGGATAAAGATTGGGATTGTGGTGGTAATTGTGGTGGAAGAGTTTTCGAATTTGAATGTTGGTCGATCGAAGATATATGGGATCAAATTATAGAGTATATTAAAGCTAATATAAATTAAAAAGGAACCGATCGGTTCCTTTTATTATTTTTGATTCAATATCATTTCCGCGATTTCTGGAGTGACTTTCATTATCTCATAGCATCTAGTCGCAGTTTGATATCCACCACCAGGAAGTTCCATTCGTTTCAACTCTTTTGGATCTCTGGAATAACATACGCAACATAAATCTTCACGAATTTCAATTATAATTCCTATTCTAATTTGAGAATTTACATATCTTGCAAGAATCAAATCTCCTTCCTTTAATGGATGACCTAATGCATCTAATGGTTTAGATGTTCCATTATTGTACTTAGAACAATATTTGTTAATTAACAACCAGGGTTTAGTTTTGCGATCTATATCATCAACATCTAGTATTGATTCAAATAACTGTTTCATTTTTCGTTTATTTTTTTATATCTTTACTCCTAACAATCTTAATGTATCATCGTCTACTTTTATAACATAATTACTTTTAATATATTCGTGGCCTCGTAGACGACATTCTCCATGTTGTGTAATTTTATCGATAACATCTAATAAGATTCTTGGGTCATCATACGTTGTTTTTTTATACGGAAATAATACATAATCCCCCACGGCCAGAGGTTTTCTAAACATATCTCTACCATCTGATCGATTATTTTTACGATTATTAAATAGTTTAATTCTTTGGCTGGACTCTATATCATCTAATACTTTATCCATATCTTCTGGATCCAAAAGAGATTCTTTTAATGTCTTCATCATTATTTCTATTATTTTACCGCATAACCATGCCCGTCATCTATAGGTCTAGCCAAATCATTTATAACACAATTTTCGTGTTGGGTTGTATATTTTAATGCCTCTTTAATAGATTCTTCACGACTTAAATAAACATTATAATACTTAATATTAGTAATAAACAAAGGATATGGATGTATTTTACAAGGAAGAGGATCCTTTATATCATAATCATTATTATATATACCTACTTGTTCACAAACGGGATTTTCAAAATCAAATCTATACATTTCCGGTCTCAATTTATATACAGGAATCCCTTCCGGAGATATATAATTATATATACACATATCCGTACTATATGTACGACGATTCCATTTTATTTGGACCATATAAGATTTGAAAGGATCTAATGACTGTATAAGATCTCCAAATTTCAATACAAATTTATTAGTTTTTGGTTCATATTGTATTCTAACTTGTACATTGCCAAAGTTGATAATATCACGTTCCAATTCATTTCCTAAATTACCTCCGGTTTCTAAAATAAAAGACAATGTTCCATTATCACCACATATAGGTTTTTGATAGACTACACATCCATTTTCGTTTTTTGGTTTATATATATTTCTACCTATGACCAAACTACCATGATTATAAGATTTATTAAGTATTGTTATATCTTGTTGTGTATATTGCTTGCGAACCGCGTCTTCCATAAAAATATTATATAAATTTGTAGCAGCAAACGAAGGAGCACTTAATGGAGTAGCACCAGATATACGTTCTTGTTCATTTTTTTCAATTTCTCCGAATACACTTTCATACGTTTGTGCCATATTATCGATAATGTCTTCAAATGATCCCACTTCTATATTGGTACTATCCGAGTATTTAGTTAGAGCCAATTTCCATGTAGTCGATCTCCACATTAATCCTTCTTTCTTTTCATCGTATGCGGCATTAACATCCCACATACGTTTCATCATTGGAATATATATGAAATCTCCATATTTTGGGAATGCTTCATCTCCAAAGGCTTTGGCAAATTGTGTTTTTGAAATCTCTGTTTCCCAATCGATTTCCCAATCAAAATCAAATTCGGTTAATTTTGGATTAGATGAAGGCATCTGTCCATCGGTTATCATCAATTTCAATTGCTTAACACTTTCAACATGATGTAAAAAATACTCTTTGAATGTATAATCCGCGGATTCTTTATTCGGACTTACCTTAAAATAATATATAGGAATACCAAACATACATACAATAGAATCCGATAATTGTTGTTGTAATTCCAATGCACAATCAAGATTATTGTATGGTTGGAATAAATTAGATTCTTCACAAAAATTGGTTAAAAATGTCATTGAAGAATCGATACATATACTATAACAATTAGTGAATGTTCCGTTTAATGATATTTTTGAAAATGAATCAAATAAAAGTACTCTTAAATAGAAATCTCCTTCAATGTTTTTACATATTGTATCATATTGTGATATATTTGTCCAAGATGTCCAACAAACGTTATCCGTGGACCAACTATATTGACACTGTTTAGTTATATCCACATCGTTTGAATCCAATATATTTATTTGTTTATATTGAATTGCCTCTTTTATCTGAAGTATACGTCTAATACCACAAGCCATTATATTAAAGTTTGTTTTGACAAGCTGATTCTAACGCACTGCTTGCTGATTTAATATATGAAGCTGCCTGATCAACACCCGAAATTGAACGATATTTATTACTTGTAGAAAGTATTATTCCATCCCCTTTATGTTTAAAAACTATAAGAAAAGTTTTTGATGCTGATCTTCCCGTGACATGATTATGATATGTAACCTCAGCAGTAACCCATTTACCAAAATCACACACTTTTGCAGAATAACCTCGACCCATACCACTCAAAGAATTTTGGAGTACTGATCCAAATGTATTACTCGCATACATTCTTGGATCATCCCAATTAAAACCCACTTCAAATCCTTTTGTTGCACTTGGAGTTTTACGAGCATGAACACGTGGATCGGATGGAGTATTCCATAATGCTTCATTTAATATTGGTTCCACATAAAGTATTGCGTCATATTGTTTACTATTCATATCTTTTATATTAATAACTATATATATAATAAAAAGGAGATACTTGTATGTATCTCCTTACAACTTAAATGATCCCATACTTGGCATACTTGGCATATTCGATTTTGCCATTTTTTGTACATATGAAGGATCGGTCATTTTCTTATATTTTTTATGATCGAAATCTCCCATATCCTTTTTCTGCTTTTCGTTCTCTTCCTTAACTGCCTGATTAATATAATCTACGAATAGTTCATATTCCCACATGGGCATATTATCTATCTCGGAAGGTTGAATATGAAAGTTTTTTGCGAGTAGGGCTTTTGATTTGACCAGATCCGGTATATTGGTACTGATCAAACCAAAAATACACCTCTCTAAATATGTAGTATCGATATGCTTTGGATCAATATTATTCGATTCGGATTTACCATAATTATCTTGATCCGAACTTTTTAGCAGTAGACTTAGCCTCGAAGAGAGCTTTAATGCCGTTCGGAAATTGAACCGTTGAAGTGGCCTCCATGCCACAATTTGGACACTTTGTACGAAGTTTTTCCGACGGATTAATAGTAATATTATTGATTACATCTGTCATAAATGTAAACATATTTACATCCCAACCTTTATATTCCTTATATAACTTTTGGATCTGCTTATCCAATAGTTGTGCATCACGAATAGGTTTCGGGAGCATCCATACTAGAAACTTAATAAAGTTCTCATCAATTTTCTTCTTCTGTTGTACCTGTGCGGTTGCCCAATCAATAATCATTTCATCCTTACCAAGCTTCGGAGTATAAAGAGTAATAGGTTCGTGATCTACATCATATTCTTTTGGATCGATAACCCATGCAGAACCATTCCAATAATTATCAATAAGATCATCATCAGGGAACTCATAGAATAACGACTTAGCATTAAGAGTATATGTAATATCAGTCTCACATTCTGAACATTCATCGGTAAACTCTACTCGATTCTGACCCTGCGTATACGTATATTCACGCACCTTAAGAATAAACCAGAAACGATCCCATGAATTAACTTGTGACCAACCCGCTCCCTGGTCAGAATGAGTATTGATTTTTACACAAGTCTTAATAATATCATTAAATACATCATTCAATACATCTGCACGTTCTTCATCAATTGCGGTCCAATTTTTAATAGCCTGAACTGTTGCAGGACGAATAAAAAATTCCCAGTTAGAATCGTAAAACATAGAACGAATACCCATCTCTTCACGATCAATTGGAATCCATCCATCAGTTGTACTTACTGCAGCCTCTGTCTTATGTTTATTCGATCTCTCAAGGAATGCATCCATATCCGATTGCTCGGTCTCAGAAAGCTCCGACTTACGTCCATAAGATTCGGCATGCTTAAGTTTACCAATAGAAGCAGGAGATTCTGAACCAGCCTCTCCAATCTGTTCCTCTAAAACATCATAATTCTGTTTAGCCATATATCTTTTTTTATTTGTTTATAGTATAATAATGTACACAAACCATAGTTTTTTAACGTTTTTTGAAAATAATTTACAATAATATATGATTATATGTATAATTAACAATAACTATGGCAAAATCTATTGGATTTAACCCAGTTAAAGAAGATAAAGATGGTATAAAAGCTAAGCGAATGATATGGTCAACACAGGCTATCGATCTTGCTCTTAAAGGTATCGAACAAGGTCGTAAACTCGTTGCGAATCCATTTTATGAAAATAATACAAAACTCCTAAAGGGAGACCTTGTATTTCAACGAACCCAAGAAGAAGTAGATGAATGGTTGCGTTGTAAAAACGATATAGTATATTTTGTTGAGAAGTATTGTAAACTGATGACCCCTGAGGGTATTCAACATGTTGAATTGCGAGATTATCAAGTTGACTATCTTAAACACTTGGAAAAGAATAGGTTAAGTATAATGCTTTCTGCTAGACAAGCCGGTAAAACCACCACCTCGGCATTATTTATGTTACATTACATATGTTTTAATATAGATAAGAATGCATTAGTACTAGGTAATAAACGTAAAACCGCGGTCGAAATTTTGGATAAGGCTAAAAAGATATTTATAGAATTACCATTCTTTTTACGTCCTGGTATTTACAAATGGAATGAAGCCGAAATTGTATTAGATAATGGATGTAGATTGATGGCTGAGGCTACTACTATCA